TGTTCTTCTACAACAGTAGAGTTCTGTTCATCTTTTTCCATTTATCCTCCTTCGGGGTGCAGTTGGAATCTGGTCGCCCCTAATTTGCAGGGCCTCTATTGAGAGGGTGGCTGCATCATACCCCCACCTGTCATAGGTGGTTGGTTTTCTCCTTGCGGTGAAACTGGTTGTGCCTCTGGTTGAGGCTGTGCTTGTGGTTCAGGAACTGCTTGTTCCATAATTGTACCAAACTCTGCACCAAATACTTTAGACATAAAGTCTCTAAATTGTGGTACATTTAATTGTGTAATTAGCATTGTTTCTTCTTCAGAAAGATTTTGTAGGTTATTAGATACCTCTCTAGGAGATACTTTTAATTCCATAGTTGTAGGTGGGGTAACATCTGCTCCCATCACTCCTTGTCTTTCTGGCATTTCTTGATTAATTGTTTCTTCTTCCATATTATCTCCTGTTAATAACCCGGTCTATTTATTCCTTTTGGTGTAGCTTTTCCTTCATTTGCTTTTTTATTAGCCTCTCTTCTTTCTTTTGCTTTACTTTCTTTTGCTGCGGGTTGGCTTGAAAAAGAAGAAGTGTCTGCTGTAAAATTAGTTCTACTTTTACCATCCCCTCCTCTTTTACTTTCGATTACATTATCTTTACCTAGTCTTGGTTTTTCTCCTGTTGTTTTATCTACTTCTAGTTGATTTAAAGTATCTTTTTTAAATTCTTCATTATATTGCTTTTGTATAGCCTTACTAAACTTCTTAATATCATATTTTTTACCATATCCTAACTTTCTTATATGATAAAGACTACCCCCTGTATTAAATCCTGACTCTTTTCTATTTAACAAATATTGTGAAGATAGGCTACCAAAATTTGCTGCTAAATCAATCATAAGTGAGTTCATTTCTTTTGGAACTAAACCTATTCCACCAGAACCATACGCAGTTCCTAAAAAATTAAATAAATCTTTTCCTTTTATATTTCCAAATTTATCTTTACTATATAAATCGTTTTTGACATTATCTATATTTTCTATATAACTTTGTCCTTTTTCATTTAATACTAATTTAGTATCTCCAGGTCTTTTATTTAAACTTATAGGGTCTAATAATTTCATATCTATATCACTTGTTGCTAAATTATTTTCTAAAAGAAATTTCATTTGACCTTTCATATTAACAGAACTGCCATTAACCTTAACTAAATTAGAAATATATCCTATTGGTGTTCTTTTAAGATATTTATTTTTTTCTTTAAGGTCTTCTAAATTTGAAAAATTAAAAGATAAAGAATTTCCATCTTTAGTTATTAAATTATTTAAACCATAATAACTATTACTATCTACTCCACCATTTTCGTATAACTTAGAATTAAAATTTAATCTTTCTTCATTACTAAAACCCACAGCAGTATCATAAGTAGGAATAATTTTTTCTCTTGGTTCATCTGGTTTTTGTTGTGCTACTTGTTGGCATACACCATTAACTAACTTATATCCCGGAGGACATGGGTCTAGTACGGGTTCAGGAGTTTTTACTTCTTCTGTAGGTGGTGTTACAGGAGCTGTCGGTGTTCCTGTTTCTACTGTACCTTTTCCTACATTAGGTAATGTGCTTTGATTAAACTGAGGTAGCATACCTTTTTCAATTTGTTTTAAATTTCTAGGGTATCCTTCTTCCTTACTTCCATAATTAATTATAGCATCTGGTCCTGTATATTGTTTTCCTTGAACTGTCATAATACCATTAGTAGCTGTATTATAAACTTGTTGTGTTGTACTCACAGGTGCTACACTTGTTGATGATGTACTACTTGAAAAGGGAAACATTATCCCTGTTGATTCTTTATTTAATATATCTGAAAGTTTAGTTGCCATTATCTTTTATTTAGTTGTCCTCTAAGATTCATTATTTGGTGCAGTAAAGCCGCCTTGCCCTGTAGCCTGTGGAGTTCCAACTCCGATGTTGCCACCTCCAGACCCTTGTGTGTCTGCGTTATTTGCTCCTGCAGGTACTCCTCCAACACCCCCCATACCTGTGGGTTGCTCGTTAGGATTTGCATTTTGTTTATTTCCATTCATGTCTCCCATCTGTTTCATAAATATTGCTGCTTGTTCAGGGTCATTGAGTACCTGTTCAGGGTCTACATCCATAGACTTTGCAATCTCTTTAATAATACTGTGCCATTTAATATGCGGTGCTAAGAACTGATTAGAAGCTACTTGCATAAATGTCATTAGTCTTTGTGACCTTACTTCTTTAGTCATCAGAGAAGTTGTTCCCTGTGCCTTAATATTTAAGTCACCTTCTATTTCTGGCATATCTTTATTAAACTGCATATTCCATTGGAACAATGTTTCACCCAATGGCTTTAGTAAGTAGTCATCTATATTTTTTATAACTGTTTTTATATTAAGTGCTGCTGCACCCATTAACATTGACATTCCAGAAGCTGTCCTAGTTGTAGAATTAATTCCTGTTTGTCCATGTGAATAAGAAGGTATGCCTGTAGATTCATCAGCTAACTGTCTGAACCTATCAAAGATTTGCATATTCTCTACTGCAGTACTTGGAAACTTTAATCCGTGAATGGCTTGTCCTGTTTGACCACTCTGTCTTCTAAATATTTTTCCGGGATATACAGACATATCTTGACCCGGTACTAACATAGTTTCATCTACATCAAATACTAGGTTTCCTGCTAGTGCTAAATTATCAATAGCCATTCTTGCATGACCATTCATAATTGTTTGAGCATCATCCATATTTTCAGGTATACCTACACCAAAGAATTGATATGGGTTGATTTCATAAGGGCATACCATAAAGGGATTTCTTGCGGGGGTAAAAGGATTTAATACTAGTCTTAGTATATGCCCATTACATACCCATGCATTAATTTGAACTTCGTCTAACTCAGAATCAAAACCATCAGGGATTTCCATACCTGACTCTTCAACAAAATTCTTATCCATTGTTCCCCAATATTCTAGAATTTCAAATCTGTTTTTATTAAACTCTTCTTGATTTTCTCTATCATATAATGCGGTTTCGTAACTTCTTGTTTCGTAATTAGAACCCATTGCTAAACAATCTTTAATAGCAGACTTTCTAAAGAAAGGCCTGTTAGCTAAATCTCTTAGCTGAGTTCTGTTGTAAATATGCCTTTGGATAACATAGTCAGCATCATTAATATTGACTGCATCAGGGTCTGGATATAAATCCCATAAACTAACAGCTTCTACTTTAGGTACTATTTTTGTTTTAGGTGAGTATTCTCTTTCACCCTCATCATTTAGTATCCATTTGTGTTCGGCTTGTTCATAATTAAAAGGACCTTTTAGAACTCCTGTTCCAAGTAAGCACATTTCAAATAACACATGACGCATAATAGATATAGCATGAGATTCTTCTAGTTGGTCATGAATTAATCTTTCCATATTCTTTGCAGCTTCAGCCGCAGGTTCAATCTGTGGCATAGTTTTTAAATCAGGTGCTGCCCCTTCTTCAAATCCTGCATCTTTATACTTTTCTTTTAAACCATTAAGTATATCGTTAGCGGTAGCACCGGGAGATACTTCTCTACCATCCCCTTCAAAACCATAGATGTCTTCCATTCTATCATCTTGTTCTTTTAAATTATCAGGCTTTATATGAGCATACTTGCTCGTACCTGATGGAACAGAAGTAGGAAAAATCCCAATAGGAAACTTCCCTTGAGAAAATAGTACTTCTATTAATTGTCCGTAAGCGGCTAGTACTTTTGTTTTAGTTACCTTAACAAATACTCTTGATTTTTCTGAATCTCTAAAAGCCATATCAGAACCATAAATTCCTCTATAGTTTCTATATGACCTTAACCATCTCTTCTCATCATAGAGGCGAGATTGCTCTGATTCTTTTAACCTAGTTTCAATTATTGAACCTAGATTACTAAATGTACTATTGTCATTATCGTCTAAAGAACCTACATCGTCACTTTCAGAAAATACTCCACCTACTGTGTTGTCTTCTATCATTTAAATTACTAGTAGTCTTTCTCGTCAGCTAATTTAAATACTTGTGCATCGACTGTGTTTTTTGCTTTTCTACCTGCAGTTACATCTGTCTCGCTGTAGTCATCAGCAGGAAGACCTGTAGCAGACTTTACTACATTAATCTTACTGTCGCCTTGTTTGCCTGTGTCCTTACCATACATATTTTCTGGTAAATCGCCTTGCTTGTATTGTTTCATGATTGCCATGTTTTGTTTCTCCTATGTTTGTCGTTTATTCGCAGTTGATTGCAAATTTTTTGTTTCGTGTCTTATCCAATCTTTTATTTCAGAATGGCATAAAACCTCTGTCATAAAGTTTCCAAAAGAATTAACAATTGTTTCTTCTTCTTTTTCCTTTAAATGGTATTGATGGTAGCCTACATGAAGTAATTCGTGTATTACTACGTTGACTGCATCAGGACCACCTCTTCTTATCATCTGTTTATCTAGATATATTTTATAAGGAGGCTTACATATAAATGTACCTTCTGCTGAAACTAGTTCGTACATAACCTCGTGGTCTACTAGAATTAGCTCTACTAAAAATGCTCCTATTCTTACAGTCTTAGGAAGATGCATCAGTATCCAAATACGCTATCTGCAGGTGCTGAGTCTTGTTTCTCAGTAGAAGTTAAATAATCATTTCCTCTAACTGATACAGGATGAGTTGGTCTACTCATACAACCATATCTAAGTGCATCATAAGCATGGTCATCTGCAGTTGTATCTACATCCTCTGCATTATTTTTATCTACAGGTAGCATTGGTAATGTCCTAATTAAATTTAAACAATTATTAAATATAAACATTGTTGGGTAACCTGTGTCTTCTTCTATTCTTAATCTTTTATGGACTTCTAATTTTCCTGATATTCTACTTCTAGGACTTCTATCAGACTGTCTCCATCTGCATCCTTCTTGTATCATAGTCTCTGCAATACTTGGACCAACATCTCCTCGTCTTGCCCAAGTTGAACTATCGAGTACTCCATATCTTATGTACTCACCTTCTTCTGAATCTAAAACTCTTCTTGCAAATACATCGGCGGTATTTCTTTTTGCATATAATTCTCTATACACAAATAAATTATTATCGTAATCTACTGCAAACCATAGACAACAAGCAGGTGAACTGTATCCCCAGTCGGCTGCTCTAAATCTCATCCAATTTCTCGGTATGTCAAAAGGTTCTATGACATGGACTTGTCTGTTAAACTCTGGAAATGATGAACTCTCATAAGCATCCCAATCACCTTCTAAAAACTGTTTCTTCTGCACTTCTGGTAAAGATGCCAACATTGCGTAGTAATCATCTGTCTGCATAAGATAGGGGTTATCCTGTAACTTTGCAGGGATAAACTTTCTTGATATCTTCTTAACTCCCATGGGGGTAGGTATTTCTACGTCAAACTGATTATTTGGCTCTGACGGGTCTACAAACATCTCTTTGACCCATGTTGAACCTACGTTTCCGGGATTGCCTGTTGCTCTCATATAGACAGGTATCTCAGGGTCTACACTTCTTAATGATGAACGTAAGAAGTTATATATATCGGCGGTAGGATATTGTGGTAATTCATCTATACCAATCCAAGTATATGATTGTCCTTGATATCTTAATGCGTCTGTTAAATTTTCTGCATATCCAAATTCTATTCTAGCACCTGATGGGAATCTCCATTCTTTTTCTTGTTCCCTCCACTTAGCACCGGGATAGGCTCTTGAATATAATTGTTGTGAGTGATTAATTAAATCTCTCAGTTCTGGCATTGTTCTTCTAACAAGTAATGCTCTATGATTTTTTCTATCACAATATCTTAGAGGGTCAACTAACATGGCATAAGATTTACCACCACCTCTTGCACCTCCATAAAAAACTTCTCTTTCACTTGATGCTAAGAAATCTGATTGAGGACCTTCATTTGGTTCAAAGATAATATCTTTTTTATCAAATGCTTTTTGTATTGCAGGTGAGGCTTCTTCTATTTCTTTTGTATCAATAACTGTTTTAACTTTACCTTCTAATACAACATCTAAATCTCTAATCTTTTTATTTTTATTTTCTAGTTTGTTTCTTTCTTTTTCTAATTCTCTTTTAGCTTTTAGAACTCTATCTCTTTGATAGTCTAATTGTTCCCTAGCACTTTCTCTAGCTTTCTTTTTAATATTATTTTTATTAGTAATCTTATAAAACCCTTGTCTACTAATTTTTCTTTGTGTTTGAGAAAAAATATAGTCAACACATTTTTGTAAAGACTGTCCTTTTTTATGGAGTACTAAAGCATCTTCTAAAACTTTTAATTGTTCCTCAATAGGTTCTGCTATTGTAGGGTCAGTCTCAGATTGCCTATATCCAAAAGGAACTAAATTACCTTTTATTTTTTTAGGTTCTGTCATTTTTTGGTGGTAGTATAAATATTCCGTGTTGGACTCTAGCATTTAAATCAATGCGTTCTGTTTTAGATATTCCAACTCTATCTAATATTTGTTTGGCTGCTTCTAGTCTTATGTTTGCCCCTGGTATACTTCCATCTTCATCTAGCGCACCTATCATTCCCATAACTGCTTTTGGAGAATGGGTTGCTAGTACACCTTCTGCTCTTTCAATTATCTCTTGCTTTACTGACTTAATAACTTTTTGATAGTTACTCTCATCATATCCTGCAAGTTTAGCAGCTTCTCTTGGGTTGCCTCTAGCATCACTAAACAAATGTTCTAAAAAACTTTTTTGCTTTTCTGTTAATTCTTTATTTACTTCAGGAACTAACATTCTTTACCTTTTGTAAGTGTCTTTCTGTTCTTTCTTGTAACCACTCAGGAGTTTTTCTAAGTCCTAGTTTATCTTCAAGCTGTCTTTCTTTCATACCCTGTCTAGCATTGTGAATCATCTGGTCTCTAGCACCATGTTCACTTCTTTCTATAAATCCTAATCTAGGTGCTGTGAACACTAATTCAATATTCTTATCTTTAAGAGGTTTTTTTCTTGTGGTATATGTTCGTAGTTCATCCCACTCTAAACCTGTTGTTTTATTTCTATATGTGTATATCGGCATATATTTTTACCTGTGTCTCTCTAATAAAACTACTTTATCGCTACCTTTAATAGCTTTGTAAACATTCCCTTTGGGTTGCACTTTTCTAACTTGAATATCTACTGCCTTTGACATTCTTTTGGCTCTTCGGAGGTGACTTCTTGCTACCACTTGAACCCGCCCATAAAACTTTATTCGCCCAATAAGCAGCACTTGTTTTACCTTCTTTAATATTTTTTCCATGTCTTGCTTTAAAACTTCTCCTTGCTTCTGGACTGTAGTTATGACCCATAGAAGAGTCACCGAAGCGAATAAGCCGTGGCTTTCCATCTTCAAGTATACCAACCTTACCTTTTTTACCGCCCTCATTAGTGAGAACGGGAACATTAAAAGCTTTAAGGCCATGCTTCTTAAGAAAGTTCTTTTTCTTTTCCGCATCCGACATACCACCCATTATAGTTAGTACTTAATCTTTGCTTTAGGTTTCTTACCTGCTTTCTTCATTGAGATAGCTTTAGCTGCTTGTTGCTTTAACTTCATTGGTTTAGCTTTTGCCATTGGTTTTTTCATTCCATACATTATTACATTCCTCCTCTAAGTGGTTTCATCCGTTTCATCATTTTATTTTTAGTCTTTTTCATTCCCCTGTTAAGGAGTTGTTGTCTTGTTACTCTTCCTTTTGATACCATTGATGTGTCATTAGTTCTTATAGTTCCTGCTAAAGGTTTTGGTGTTTGTCTAGTCTCAACCATTGGCTGTCTCATAGGTTTCATTTGTTTTTTAGTTTCAGGTTTTGTTGTTTGAATAACTCTTGGTTTTTGGGGGGTAGGTTGTGGTTTAACCTTTTGCATTAGATTAGCTTTTTGCAATGTAGTTGCCTGTGGTTTCTTTTTAGGAATCCTTTGTGTTTTAGGTTTTGCAGAATACGCCATTAGTTATGCCCCACAACTTTCACATTCATCATCACAAATACAATTAGTTTTTTCGCAGCCACATACAGGACATAATTCTTCAGTCATTATTAGCCTCTATCATAAGTATCTAATTTAATTAATTTTTTTTTTATGTGGTCAAAGTTATATGATTTTTTTAACTTTTCCATTCTCTCTTCTCTAAGTCTCGCTATTGCTTTTAGAGTTAATACCTCTTCTGCACTTCTTGTATAGTCACTCATTATAATACTCCTTGGATAAGGGCTATCACAATAATGATACCTAATCCGCCTACAAATAATTTTCCGTTCTTACTTAAATTTTCCCATATATCTTTTAATCTATCCATGTTACCCCCTATGAATCTTTTTTGTTTTTTGTAGCACCTGCTATTCTATCTGCCTGTGTAGCATTAGGATTATTATCCAATCCTGCTTTTACAGATAACATACCAAATGTTGCTGTTTTATTATTTCTATTATCTGTCTTCCCGTTAAATTTTTTATTGTTTTTGTAGTTCATCCTATTTTCCTATAACTCCTTGTTTTCTTTGCAATGTTCTTTGGTTGCTTCACAAACTGTTTGCCCTGCTTTGTTCCTTGGCGTTTTGCTTTTGTCGTGGCCGCATATTCCGCAGATGTCAGGCTCTTGATGGCTTTCTCTGGCAGATACCTTTCTCCTGTCTTTGAAGAGGGTTTCCCAGATTTCGTTCGCCACTTTTGACTTGACCATGATTTAAGACTTCTTTGTGATTTTGCTAAAGCCATTATTTATTAGATGCATTACTTCTTTTTTTTGCTGCTTTAAGTGCTGCTGTTAAAGATTTATGAACACTAGTTGCTTTTAACGTATTGTTAATTAATTTACTTCTAATTTGCTTTTCTGTGTAAGTCTTACCTTTAATTTTACTATCGGCATTTACCCATAACCCATCATCAATTTTTATTGTTACTGATACCTTGTGTGCCATTATGCTTTAGCTTTCTTTTTAGCCGTAGCACTCAAGTCTTTAAAGTGAACTAGGGGTTTACTATTTGCACCATGTGTTTTACCACTATGCATAGAACCATTAGGCATTTTATGCGTTGCTCCTTTATGTTCAGTACCATTCTTAAAGAAATGTTTTACACCTTTTGCCATTACTATTTAAATATACTTTTAACATTAGCTATAGTATCCATGATAGCTTTTTTATTCTTTTCTCTTCCTAGTTTATTGGCTTCAATACTTTTTTGATTCTTTGCACCCTGTCCTTTAGGTACTATAACTTTATCCTTCATCTGCCATAATTTTACATTAAGACCTAATCCCGGACCCATAACATATCTATCTTTAGCTTCGTTCTTATCAATACCTGCTCTTTTTAAATTTGTAATAGTCGTAGGTTTTAATTTGCCCCAATAGGCATTAAACTGATTAAGTTTTTTAGCATGGGCTATGCTATTAAGTTTATTCTTAGCCATTCTTCTAGCTAAAGTTTTTTCTTTGTTTGTTACTATTTTTGCTATTCCCATTATCTTCCTTGTCCTCTATATTTTTTATAACTTCTTCGTTTATGTTTGTTTAATGAACTTGTCTTAATCTTACCCCCACCTATCGTAGTCTTCTTAGGCATAGACAAAATGTTAGTTGTAGATGTCTGTGTATTTCTTCCCATTAACTTCCTCTAGTATAAGTTACATTAAAGGATATGCTTCTTCTTATGCCTTCTCCTCTAAAGGGATGGACAAAATGTGTTAACCATGATGGAAACATATAGATAGCACCTACCTTTGGTTTGATGGAATATTTGAATCTTAAAAACTTATGGCTCTCACCATACATAAATTCAAGATATCCTGCTTCTTCTCTTTCTTCATCGTTGGTTATGGAATCTGGTACTCTTATAAATCCTGCACAAGATAAATGACCCATGTGCATATGTGGTGGATTAAAATCTCCTGCAATAGAATTGACTATCCATGAGTTAAGAACATTCATCTGTGTAATATTCTGGTCTATACTAATATTATTCTTTCTAGCATTTTCTTCATCAGCATAAATACCTGTTAGATACTGCTTAATGTAGATATTAACCATACCTGCTACATAATCTTTAAAAGTTCCACTATCTTTATTATCTTTGTCAATCTTATTGAGCCAGAGATGTTCTTCTACTTTGTGTTCTTGGATAACATTGCCGATTAAACTATCAGCCATATCTAATTCTTTTGATTTCTTTTCACTTGCCGAAATCTTATCACCATAATCATTCCATGTGTTGACAATATTTTCCGGTATTACAAATTCCATTATCTGTGGCCCAAATGGTTTGTGAAGGCTAATCATTACCTTTTCTTTATCTTTTTCTTTTACCATGTTATCCTTTACTCTTTTGTATTGTAATCTTAAACTTGGGTATCTTTTTAATAAAGTCTCTTCTTAATCGTATATTTAACATTTTGTTTAGGCATTTCTTATCATAAAAATTTTGTAGTTGAAACATAAGTTCCATCAGCTTTGCATCACTCTTATGATGGGAGTGATAAAGAATCTCTTTATGAGCAGGGGTTCTATCGGTAGTATTAGAACCAAAGTATTTATCATAGTGAACCCCTGTCTTACTTGTTAGACCGATATAAAACTCCCCACTAGTGTAGAAGGTCTTATAAACCTTGTAGACTAGTTTACGAGCCAAGTACTAGTTGAATTTTTTATTTTTAACTTTGTCCTTTATTATGTTAAAAGATTTTTGATAGGACTCACCCATACCAAAATTCTTTTTTTGAGTATTTAACTCATCTCTAAGTCTTTTCTTCTGCATACTTGTAATATCAAGACTGTTTATTTGACTAGTAAGATTTCTAGCGTTTTCTCTTAATGACTTAACATCCTTACTAGCAAAGGATATGTTAGTTCCAAATCCACCACCTTGTTTTGGGCGGGCTTCTCTTTTTCTGTCTGGTCCTTTAGGAACAGGCTTACTATCTAACATCTTATCCATACTGTAGGCATCATCTTGTTGTAGACGCTTTCTAAAGTCTCTGTCTTTTTTAGGATTAGTTGTATTAGTAGAACTATCTTTAGATTTGTTACCAAATAAAAATGGAACAGTAGTACCTACAGCAATAAGTCCTTTGGTTGGCCCTGATATTTTACCACCGCCCTTTACTTTACTTGGCCCAGTATTCTTAGGCTTAGTATTCTTATTAGGCTTAGTATTAGTGGCTGTTATCTTCTTTTTAGGTGTTGTATTAATCTTTGTACCACCACCTTTTGCTTTACTAGCATTAGTTACTTTGGTGACTCTGCCTCTTCCTGTCTTTACTGTATTCTTTCCTGTAACAACTAGTTTATTGTCTTTAATATATTTCTTACCCTTTGTTATTAACTTAGGTCCGTACTTCTTTATAGCCTTTTGTAGGCCTTTAGTAGCTATAAATCTCGCAACTGTTGAAGCTGCTGCTACTGCTATTAGTGGTAAAACCATTATTTATATTCTCCTCCTGCCTTTTTATAGGCTTGTGCAACCATTTGTGCTTTTCTGGCGGACCATTGACCGGAGCTACCACCTTTACTCCCTGATTTAATTCTGTTAAATATAGATTTTCTCATGCCGGGCTTGGTATAATTACCTGCCGCATTAACTGTTGATTTTTTTTTGATTATATTCATGTTTTTATTTACAATAAGCCTTAATTTCCGTGATGCCTCTCTCCTATATAGTATATTATATGATGTGTGTGTAGCCTATTGGATTACAGGCTTATTATAATTTAAGTATGGGGTCTGATAGAGATAGTGTCAACAGTTTTTTTCAAAAAAAGGCATAGCCTTGCCTTATGTTAATATTCTTTATACTTGACATATTGGATATACACCCCTATAATAACATTGTGCCTTGCGGGGGGAACTGTAGGCGAACTCTTGTTTAGTTTCCAAGGGTTTACAGTACTACTTTGCACCTTTCTTTCAACTTACTTTCATTTAGTGTAAATCCCCCCTCAAGGCACACCCTTTAATCCCTCTTACTGTAGGCGAACTCAATATTCAACCCCCGAGTTGACACTCCTTTTCCTTGATTTTAGCGTAATGGCGTATATATACATGTATGGGGGGTGGGGTGGCAGGTGCATGGGGGTCATAGCTAGGCAATCCTAGGGAATCCTCCTAGTAAACTATCCTAAGGTGTACAATTCATCAGGCGTAGAGATAGCTTAAGGTTTTCTAACTCTTTAGGATTACAACCCACTATTAAAGCTAGGTAATAACTTCAGGAATAAATAAAAAGAATAATAATATCAGGGGGGTGGGTGGCTATTTGTATATGAGTACAATCATTTATATATGAAAGTCA